GGTTATTTTTGGAGCCGGTATCGTTGCTGCCTTGGGACCGGTTTTGACTATCACAGGTAATTTATCATTAACAATTAGTTCGCTTGCTGGAGCTATAAGTGGAGCTGGAGGATTGACAGCTGCACTAAGTGGTATGGCTGGGGCATTGACTCCGTTTGCAATTGGAGGGGGAATAATATTAGGGCTTTCACAAATTGTTAAACATTTTCAAGATATGGCCCAATTATCTCATAATATTACAACTGATTTCATAAAAGTTACAGAACTCAATGAAGCGCAAAAAAAACTGAAAGAAATTAGAGAACAAATGGAAGGAATCAAAGATAGAGGTGGAGATTTAGGGCAAGGCCTCGGGATTAATAGAGCCAGAATAGAAAATGATCCAAACAGCAATTCTAATTACGCTGCATTATTAGAAAAAGAACAGCAAGTTTTAAATCAAATAGAAGATTTAAAAAACCAAAGTGATAAAAAAATAAAAATTGATACAAAAGTAGAAAGTGGAGATGGCAAAGATCCAGAAGTTGGCTCTACGCTAAGTGATTATGAAAAATTCCTTAAAGGTATCAATGAACAAATTGAAGAGTATGAAAAAAATAATATTATTGATTCGATAGATGAAGATTACAAAAAAGCAGTTAAGCAGCTTGAATTTGAAAAACAAGATAAATTAAGCCTTATCGACACTTTTGAAATTTCAGATGAAGAGTCACAAAAAGCAAAAGATAAAATTAAACAGTTGTATAGCGATATGCAAGCAGATGTAATTGCAGCAAGTAGAGAAAAGTGGAAAGAAGAACAAAAAGAGCAAAAAGAAGAAAGAGAAGAACAACGGCAAGAAGAATTAAAAGCAGAAAAAGAATTTCAGGAAGAGGCATATGAAAACAAATATGAGGCTGGCAAAATTTCACTTGCTGAATATATCGATTATCTCAAAGATAAACAAAGCGAATTAAGAGAATGGTCTGATGAATGGTCAGAACTTAACAAAAAAATCAATGGCCTAGAATGGGAACTTGGTTTTCAAAATGATACCACTACAGACTTCTACGGCTTATATAAGCATGGCCAGGCTACCGACCAGAAAGAGACAGGCGGAAATACAAAAAAACAGGTTCAATCTATCAACTGGATGACATCTGCTTTTGTTGACATGGGTATGGAGATTGAAAATGCTAATCAGAAGTTTGTAGATTGGAAAGATAGTCTAATTACTGGGTTGTCAGATGCAATTGCTAGAGGCGAAGACTTAGGAGATGTTTTTGATAACATTGGTGATCAAATAGCTTCAATGGTTATACAAAAAGCTATTGTTGGTCCTATTGTAAACTACGCTTTAGGTGGTTTAAATTTACCAACTTTTCATGAAGGTGGTTTTGTTAGTCCGGCTAACGCCATTAAGAAGATGCAGTATTATCATACCGGTGGCCCTGTAGGTTCTAGTTTAAACAAAGATGAAGAAGCAGCCGTGGTAAAACATGGAGAATATATCATGAGTAAAGATCAAGTTAATGCAGCTAAAAACAGCTCCGGTACTGGCACAATCTATGATATAACTATTAACGCTGTTGATTCGCAATCATTTCAGCAAGCTATTCAAAGAAACCCAGAAGCTATAATTAGTGTTGCAACTCAAGATATAATGAGAAACGGAAATTTAAGAAAAGCAATTAAAAAATCTTAAGGAGGTGGACTTTTGTCATTAGCAAAATTTGATTACAAATACAAAAAAGCTTGGCAGGACAGCATAGAGTACAAAACATTAGTTACTCAGTTTGAAAGTGGGAAAGAACAACGGAGATCTAAAGGTCTGCCTCGTAGAAAATTTACATTAGAATTTGATAAAACTACAAATTATAACAATGACGCTGACGAGATATGGCAATTTTTTGTCAATAGAAAAGGAAAATTTGAGCCATTTTATTTTGATTGGAAAAAGCCAGACGGGACCGTTGAAGAAGTTAAGGTTAGATTTGCAAATGACAGTCTAAGCCGTGAAGCATTCTTGGATAAAGCTTACAGTTTCGGCTTAGAATTAATTGAGGTGATATAGATGCCACGCACACTTAGCCCCGATGTATTGGAGCAAAAAGGCAAAGATTATAATCGGCCAGTAGAATTATATAGAATAGAACTTGACGAAGAAACTCTCTACTATGCTATGTATCCAGAAAATATTGAGTTTTTTGATGAAAACGGCAGCGCCCAAACTTATTATGCTGCTGGAATCAGTCGAGATTCTATAAAAAAGAATAACCAAACCAGTCCTAACTCAACAACAGTTACTTTTGATAATGTAATTAGAAATTTTTCAGCCTTTGTGGCTAATACTGAATTTGTCGGCAGAAAAGTTACAATCTGGAAAGTGTTTTTGGATGCTAACAGAGAGGTAATTAATCTTGCAAAAATGGGAATGGGACCCGAAATTGAAGAAGTGTTAGAAGAAGGTGCAGGCCTCGAATATAACAATAGCTATATAGAAATATTCACAAATGGGATAATTGACAGCATCTCTATTGATGAATATAACCTAACAGCAACGATAGTATCAAACCTTGATGCGTTAGATGTAGAATTACCATCTGAAACTTATCAAGTTAACTGTCGCTTTGAATTTGGGAAAAAAGCGTGCGGAAAGATTATACCAAAAAGGCTCGGAGTTGTAACTGGCATAATCAACGAAGAAGATTATCAAAAAATTACTTATAATGAAGGCTCAAATGATGCTGAAAATTACTGGAAAAATGGAAGTATTGAAATTGGAACTGAAGATAGGATAATAACCGCAAGTGGCAAAGGATATGTCAAAGTTGAATATCCTTTTTTTGGTGCTGAAATTAATGATAACTATGAGGTCAAAGCGGGTTGCGATTATTCTTATGATGGAGAACATGGCTGTGAGTTTTGGGAAAACACTCAATTTTACGGCGGTTTCTTAGAAATACCAAAAATTAGAAATATTAGAGAGGTGTAATAATGGCAAATACAAAATTTAACATTGATGCAAACGAAACTAATGACGGAGTGAAAGTGCTTGCAGCTCCAAGAACTTGGCTTGATGCTGGAAATCAACCTGATTGGATACAACCGGTAAGGCTAGACACAGGTTCAGTAAGCGTAACTCTTGATGCTCAAGACGCGTCGATTGTAGTACCGGCGGAAACAAAGTTAATTCCCGGGGATGTTACTGATAATATAATCAACGAATTACAGGCAATTAGAAAAACTATTGGTATGACTTCAGATATAACAAATTATAACACTCTTAGTTACGGTAATATGGATGCTGGTTTTTTCGGCATAATACCTGCTGAAGATTTTATAACTGGAAATGCTTTATGCGCAGAGCTAGGGATTACGCAGGGTTCAAGTCAATTTTCTAACACTCCGTGGCTCAAATTTGCTTTCAAAGACAAGATAATTATAACTCCAATGAAACCGATTAGATATGGTATCAGCTGGGACCATATCTATGAAGCGGGTGCAGTTTACGGGGACGGTCTTACAGCTGGAGAAAGTGGCGCAGAACATCACAACTTAACAAGTTCGAGCGGTACTGATTTGACACCGACAAAGCAAGATGCAAATGTCGATGTCAATGGATTAAACTACAAAGTGAGATTGATGCGCGGCGCGGCAGATGACCCAACTAACAGCTTCTCCGATAGCGATAGAGGTTCAAGAGGGCCCGAAAACGAATGGAATGCACTGATGCTACCAATTCACGAAAGGGCAGTAAGTAGCAGTTGGCTATATCCAAAATATGCACCAACTTCTGTAGCTAATTGGGGTATTAACTTTTCGGATGGAGATTTGATGACAAATAACAATTTTGGCAATGGAAGTTACAGATGGATGCAAGAAACTAGAGATGATGATGTGTCCCAACGCGTGTATCGCGGCCACTATGGTGTGTCGGACCTGTATGCGACTGATTCTGCGTATACGTACTCGTCTATAGGTTTTGGGCCTGCGCTTGTTCGGGGTTGATCTCTTGTTTTGATTGCGGAAGCTCGTAGCGTAGGCGAAGAGTGGAGCAATTGGTTTGGAGGTGATATTAATTGAAATTAAAAGAACTAAAGTAGAAGAAAAAGCAGAAAATATACTATTAGAAATATATCCAACGCTTAAAAATTATACAAATGCAGAAAAATATAGATTATGCGAAAGAATAGTTAACAGCTTCCTTGACCTACTGTCGTTTTTGGCAAGAGCAAATAAGGTTAGGTCAAAAAGAAAGTATTATCTAAATGAATCTGACGCTTGTCTGCAGCATTGTAAAAATCTCAATAGAATATCATACAAAAGAAAAGAAATTAATAAAGGATTCTATAAAAATATTGACAGTAAATTATCTGGAATCGGAAGAATGATAGGAGCTTGGATTAAGAAGTCTTAAATATAAATATTGAGGATTGAGTTATATGTGTCCCAACGCGTGAATCGCGGCAACAATGGTGTGTCGAACCTGAATGCGAATGATTCTGCGTATACGTACTCGTCTATAGGTTTTGGGCCTGCGCTCTGAGATATAGTATATTCAGTGATGGTGCGGTTATGGCTTCACCAGCTAGGATATACGCTATCAAGTCTCAAAGGAACTCAATTCTCTCACCAGCCAGAAGGCCAGGTGTAAACACATTAACAATGACATAAGCCTTAGTATCCCGATACATAGAGAAAGGAGAACACGCATTTTGTCGAAAAATCATAATGACTTTGACGATTGTTTCTCAAAAATAATTACAGAAGAGAACTTTGATCATGCTTATTATAGAACCCAGAGAACTAACACAAAATACAGCCAGGAGGCGCTTAACTTTTCAGCTGACTTAACTTATAACTTAGACAAATTAAGGGCAGAATTAATAGAAAAATGCTATCGACCTGGAGAATATAATATTTTCACCATTCACGAACCAAAACAAAGAATTATAGCGGCTCCAAAGTATCGGGATAAGATAGTGCAGTTTGCAATTCATAATGTGATTAACGAAGACTTTGAAAGAAAATTCATCAAAGATAGCTATGCTTGTCAAACAGGCAAAGGAACTCATGCAGCCGCTGATAAAATACAGCATTTTCTAAGGAAAGCTAAATGGAAATGGGGCAAAGCATGGATGGTAAAAGCTGATATCAAAAGCTTTTTCTACAGCATTAAGCATCATATTATCAAAAATATTCTCGCTAAGAAGATTAAATGTTGCGAGACTCTTGAGTCGCTGTATAAAATTATTGACAATTCGCCAGATAGTGTTGGTTTGCCAGTATCCGAATATGAAAACGAACTCTATTACTATGATTTCGGCTTACCACTGGGAAATGTAACGAGCCAATTACTCGCTAATTTATATCTCAACGAGCTGGACCAGTTTTGTAAAAGAAAGTTAGGTTTGAAATTATACGCAAGATATATGGATGATTTCGTAGCGATTGTAAAAACCAGAGAAAAAGCTAAAGAAATAAAAAGACTAATGACCCAGTTTGTTAATGATAAGCTTGATCTAAAAATGAACCAGCGAAAAACAAAAATATTCCCTCTCGCTCAAGGAGTCAATATGGTTGGCTATAAAATATGGACTACTCATAGATTATTGAGAAACAGCAGCAAGAAAAGAATTAAGCAAAAACTAAGCAAATTTAAAAGGTTGCTAATTGAAGGCAAAATTACTAAAGAAAAAGTTGAACAGATATTAAATAGCTGGAAAGGCCATGCTGATCATGCTTGTTCAAAAAACTTTTATTCTTACTTGGAAAATAGATTTGACTACATTTACAGAAACCAAAACGGAAGTTTTAAAATTAAAAATTTGAAGGAGGCAGTATAAATGGTTATATACGAAAACGGAGAATACACTCCCTGCACTTACAAAGTTACTCTACAGAATAATGGAGTTGAAGAGGTCCACTACACTAATTTCCGCACCTACTGGGAGGATATGGTGGCAAAACATGATCACTTAACTAATCTCAATTTTGAAGAAGTTACTTTTTCTGCTGAACAAGATGTCAGATTGCAGGAAATATCAGAATTAGATATCCCACAAGGCTTTCAATCGCAGGTCAGAGAATATGTTGAAACTGGAAATTTTCCGGATGGCTATGAACATCCACTATCTGACTTAAAACTTAAGAAAGAAAGGGAACAGCATCAGAATGATATCGATGAAGCTTATCAAATGATATTAGAAAGCGAGGGATTAATATAATGGCACTAAGTGAGTTGAAAACAAAAGCATTAATTAGATTAATTGAGCATGGGAAAATTATTGTAGAAGATATTAAAGATGAAAATTACAGAACAGAGGTAGAAAGTAGGCTGGCATAGTGATTGCAACTGAAAAATATCTTGGAGAAAAATACGAATTTAACGGCCGAGGCGGTCCTTACGATTGTCTTGGTCTTGTTCTTGATGTCTTAGTTGATAATGGAATCTATCTCCCTGATGATGACGGTATGAAAATAATGCCTGACTGGATGCAAGATAATCCTGAACGCTTACCGGAAGGGTTGACAGAATATTGCGATAAGGTTTCAATTGAAGACAGAGAACCGCTTGATATTGCGGTTTTTGTTGTTCTGGGAATTCCTCGCCATGCAGGAGTTATTATTGACAATTATAGATTTATTCACATTTTCAACAACTCTATAGTCAGTATTAGTAAATTTTCAAGATGGAAGAAAAAAATACACAGTTTGTGGAGAGTGAGGTGACAAAATGGCAACAGCGATAATTGGAGCAATTGCAGGAGGATTTGCGGCGGCTGCAGGTGGTATGACTATAGCGGGTGGAGCTTTGTTAGGTTATTCGGTTGCTACTTCTTATAGTAATTACAAAGAGGCAAAAGAAGAGCGCGAAGAATATTCTTTCGGTCCTATCAGCAATACAAAAAGCCACGAAATACCAATCCCTGTAATTTATGGAGAAAATCTTGTCGCAGGAAATGTTATTAGTCAAAAAATACGCGGCGAAAATGATAATTTAATGGACTTGCAAATTGGAATTGGCGAAGGCCCAATAGAGAGTATTTCAGAAATCAAAGCAAACGAAAACAACATCTCGGCAAATGTTCAGCTGGGAGAAAGAATTCAAACAGCTTGGGGAGAGAATGAAAGAGATCAAACTTTTCCTTTTCTAGCACACTATTCAAAGACTCTCAATGCTGAAGAATTAGAAATATCAAGTGTGCCAACCATGACTGCAATCGTCAAAGGCCGCAAAGTTAGAGTTTGGGATGGTAATCAATTTGTAGTTGAATACAGCAATAACCCTGTCTGGTGTCTTATGGATTTTCTAACTAACGAAAGGTACGGTCTCAATATAGATGATGATTATATAGATTTTGAAACTTTCATTGAAGCTGCTGAATACGCAGATGAAATAGTCGATGGAGAAAAAAGATTTGAACTTGACATAGTTATTGATGCAAAAAAATCAGCACTGGACTGGATAACTGAGATATTATCGACTTGTAGAGGTTTTCTTTTCTATTCAAACGGCCGGCTCAAAATTAAGATTGACAGGAAAGAAGAAGCAGTTCAGAGTTTTGATATGGATAACATAATCGCTGATAGTTTTTCTTACAGCAAGACAAGTAGAAAAGAAAGATTGAAGGAAGTGACTGTTGAATATATAGAACCTGAAGAAAATTATGAAAGAATAACAGCTAGATTCACTGATGAAAATATGCCACTTGATTCAAAAAGAACAATCTCATTATTGGGAGTTAACAGATTTTCACAAGCTGGAAGAATGGCCCGATATTTTCAAAAGAAATCAAAATATTGTACAACTACAGCTACTTGGGGCGCTGGAATTGGAGATATTGAAGCAGAAGTTGGAGATGTAGTTTTGGTTGCCCATGAAGTGCCTGGTTGGCAAGGGAAACATTTCAGAATTATTGAGATCGATGAAAAAGAGAATGATGAGATGCAGATAACAGGTATCGAATATAACAGTGCTGTCTATTCTGATGACGGTCTTATCTATCAACCTTCAGGAGGGACAAGTCTCCCTAATCCTTTTGCACCACCTGCAAGCGTAACTAATCTATCGCTAATCGAGCAGGCAAATGTATTAGGAGACGGGAGCTGGATTCCGCAAATCAAAGTTACTTTTGATAGTCCAGGCTCAATGTTCTGGAAGTATGCAAATATCTACATTTCAGGCGATAACGGAGCTACCTGGGATATAGTAACCAAAACAGAAAGCACAGATTATATCATCAAAGAATTGTCGCCAGGCACTTACAAAGTCAGAGTGCAGTCAGAAAACCGCAGAGGAAGAAAAGAAGATTTTGGCTTAGCAGCTACAGGCCAAATCACAGTTCGTGGAAAAGATGCACCACCCTCAAATGTAAACTGGGGAAGTTGTGATTTTGACAGAACAATCAAATTAAGATGGCAGCCGATTACTGATATCGACCTCAAAGCCTACGAAGTTAGAACGGATCAAAACTTCGGCAATGATGATGGAGCATTAATCTACCGCGGTGATGGACTAAAAGCAAGTTTTGATAATCCGACCAGACGACAATATACTTTTTTTGTGAAAGCTCTTGATAGATCAGGAAACTATTCAGAAATAGCTGATGAAATTACGCTTGTTAATTCAGCACCTTCAGCACCTAACTTC